GCTTTCTTGAACGAAGTTGCCAGTAACATCAGATTCTGTGAGGGTGTTTCTATTCCTGTTATTGAGGATTCTCCTCACGACATCATCTGTGCTTACAAGGAAAAGCATAAGGATGATGGTGATGAGTTCCTTGATACACCAAAGACTTTCTTTGAGTATGTTCAGGAATCAGAAAACAATCCAAAGGGAGCTGTTATTGATCCTGATGAAGCTTCAGAATTCCACAAGCTCTTTGGTAACGTGAAGGGTATTTATCTCAGATCACTACCACCAACAAAGCTTATCCCGGTTCGTCTTGACAGAACTATTATCGGTTACTACTATATTTCCGATGGTACTCGTCCAGAAGAAACTGGTGAGAGAAAGAATTCTGGATTGACCGGTTATACTCTCAGAACTCCTTCTGTTGGATTTGACACGTTCTCTCCTGACAGAATGTTCTGCGATAAACTTGCTTCCAAGATCATCAACAACTTCAATCTCAAGTTCATGCGTGACAATACTGCGCTGCATGATCAGATCGTTGCTATTCTTGAATCACATAAGTTCAACGATACTCTCATGAGATTCATCTTCATTCCAGCAGAGTATGTTGTTACTGGTGCTATCAATAAGGATGGCGCCGGTAAAGGACATTCAATGATGGAACCGGGTCTTGTGACTGCTCGTATGTACATGTTCTTGAAGCTGTATTCTGTTCTCTATCAGATCAACAACTCCGGTATTCGTGTATACAATCTCCGTCAATCTGGTATGGACAAGAACTATGCAGCTCTTGTTGCTGAGATTGTTCGTAAGTTTGCTGCACGTAGAATGACTGCATCTGATATCTTCAACTATAAGAGATCAATGAACAAGGTAACTGGTTTCTCTGAACTTGTTATGCCAATGGGTCCTGGAGATAAACCACCTCTCGATATATCTGCAATTCCTGCTGTTGACGCTCCTATCGCAAAAGAGTTCCTTGACGAGTTGAGAAACGAGGCTTTGAATGCAACACCTGTTCCTTCTATCATGCTGAACAATGGTGGTGTTACCGAGCCTGAGTTTGCGAAGGAAACAGAGCTTGCTAACACAAGATTCTTGTCATTCGTTATGTCCGTCAAGCTGGATCTCAACAGACCAGTCACACTTCTTTATCGTAAGATATTGAGATGGACTACTGATATAGATCCCGCTATTCTTTCAATGTTGAAATTCAAATTCAGAATGCCAACATTGAAGAGTTTGAAGACGAATAACGAGAAGCTGAATAACCTGCAAGCTATTCTGGATCTTGCTGTATCTGTCATGCTTTCTGACAAAGAACAGAAAGGACCAGATGGAAATGCAGAGAATCCGGATATCGTCCGCAACTTCAAGAAACTCCTTATTGCAGACTACTGTCCAGAGCTCGATGTCGAACGTTGGGAAGAGCTTGCTGAGAAAGCAAGAGGCGAAGTTGTTAACGATAAAATCAATAGCGTGAAGCCAGAGGAAAACATGGTTGATGATGCACAGGAAGAAGGTTGATGACTTATGATGAAAATCGAGAAGACATCAACAGCCGTTATCTTCCATGATGCAGATATGGATGTGAAGGAGAAAGTCCTTCGATATTTTGCACTTGATGATCCTGTCCGTGAGTACTTTGTGTACTCCGGACAAGATCCAAACAAGCGTAAGAAATTCTTCAAAGGAAAAGATATTCTTTACGTCCCTTCCGGATTCCTCAAACTCAATGATCCTGTTGTCAAAGGTCTTCATATGATTCGTAATGTTGCTCCCAAACCACCGAAGATCGTTGACATTAACGTTGACAGAACTCCACGATCTGATCTTCAACGCGACTGCATAAAGATTCTCACAGAATCTAAAAGTCCAAAGATTACAGTTGAACTGAAACCTGGCACGGGTAAGACATTCATTGCAACGTATTCGATTTCCAAGCTTCATATGAAACCATTGATTGTTGTGCCAACAACACTTCTGAAGAACCAATGGATCGAGAACCTTGAGGAATGTGGTATTCCTAATTCGGATATCGCCAAGAATATATACGATTCTCCAAATAAGAAGTTCTGTGTTGTTACTATATCTTCTATCGAGAATGCATTGCGTGATGACTGGGATGGATTGTGGAGAGTCGTTGATCAAGCCGGGTTCGGTATCAAGATTATCGACGAAGCACATCTTCATCTGAAAGGAATGTTGAAGTTTGATTCGTTGTGCAATATAAAGCATAATTGGTATCTGTCTGCAACACTCGGTCGTTCTTCTGATGATGAGGACCGGATACTCAATAATGCTTTGCTTGATGCCGAACGATTTATTGGAAATGCTAAGTATGAGGAATATCAGAAAGAATACATCCGTGTTCATCTTCAAGATATTCACTATAACATTCCAATGAGGATTTGCAATGAGAAGTTCAAGTATGGAAAGAAAGGACTTATCAGAGCAACCTATTACCAAGCACTGATGGAATATGGTGGTGGTGTTCCATTCATGAAGAACATCATCACGATGCTTAAAAAGGCTAAAGCAATAACTAAATCTGACAAGAAAATGTTGTTGCTATTGCCTATGATATCCATCATCGAACGTGCTTTGACATATATCAACGCAGATCCATTCTTCAAAGGAATGAACGTCGTTATGGTAGATGGTTCAATAAGCATTGCTGAGAAGAGTGATCGTCTTACAAACGGAGACTTGATTCTCAGTACAACTCAGTCCATGGGTACTGGTGTTGACGTGAAGGATCTTGTCGCTGTTATTAACTTCGACCAGCTCGCGTCACCTATCACTTCTGAACAGATTGTCGGTCGTCTTCGTGACCGTGGATATCAAACATACTACTTTGATATTTGCGACCATGTAAAGTATGCAAAGACAATCTCGAACTGGGGTAAAAGACGTAGGCAGCTGTATCCATATTTCCCTGGTGTAGATCCAAAGCTTAGAAAGCTTCCTGATATTTATTGCTGAGAATATTACTCAAGAATAATTTCGGGGCCATGGGTCGATACCTCCTAAAAAATATTGATCTCCGTGTCCGTCTGGTCAACGGACAAACTTCCCGAAATGACGAACGAAATGGATGTGGGGGCTTTCGCCCCCACACTCCACTTTATTTTTTACAAACCGAATAGTGTATTAATACTCATTATTCTAGCAGCCTCTGCAGCTGTCAATGCTGGTTCATACCCAGGAACTTGATTCTGTTGCATAACTTGAGGTGATGTAGGAGTTACAACGCCCTTGTAGTCTTCATGCCGATAACCATACGCATCCCTTCCACCCGGGAAAGTATACTGCGCAAGGTTTGGATTATCGATTTGATCACGCATCATCTGGTAATCATATGAACCAGGAGCTGCTGGAATTATATTGTTGACGGTTTCTTCTGCTACGGATGTTTCGTATTCGTTGACAACCTTCAGTGCATTCTCATATGTACATCTCTTTTTATCAACTCCGAAACGACCGAGTTCAGAACCATAGTGGAGAACATACAGTATATGCAGGTAAGCCATGACCATGTCATCATGACAACCAGCAGCCGCCTCAATTTTACCATTCTTCTTCCGCTCAAGGTTAAGAATATCATCGACCAAGAACTTAGAATTCAACAAATGTTTATACTCTTTGACATACCGCTTCAAAAGGTCGAGCATGTTTTCACGAACCTTTGGAGTGACGTATGTACCAATATAATACTTTTGTTGAGCTTTCTGTTTTGCAGCCATGACAGATGATTGCTCAACAGCTTGAGTTGCATTTGTGGTAATATCCAGCTTCGGATCATGATAGAATCTAGAAACGAGTTGGGATTCCTGTACAAGATCAACAACAGCTTTACCAACCGAATTAGTTTCAAGACAGAAGAATGCTTTCGGCATGAGCTTAGCAACTATCGCAATCAATCTCATAAGATCAGAGATACCAATGTATGGTTCTTCAATCTCAAAAGCAATCTCAAGTGTATACGGATTGACACCAATCAATGTCGTGTTATCACCGTTACCACCACCAGACACGTCTATACCAACCATATACGGAAGGTTGATATCGAAGTATGGTGTTTCTGATGTAATGTCTGGAGTATTGATTTGATGATCGTATACGTACATATTGAACTTTTTCAACAAGAAAAGTGTATGTGTTGGAATCTTGACATGCTCTTGAATATAATCGATATCAGCTTGATCAAAAAGCACGGCGTCGGCACCACGATATCTCTGAAGCAAAACACCTCGACGATACTCATCGATTCTTCCAACACTCAATGCACGTTGATATTGTGCTTGCAACCATCTGTCATCCTTACGGAGTTGCTTATAATTGAATTCAATATAGAATGAATTTATCGGTTCTCTCTTTGTGCCGTCTGCCATTTCTACTGGTTCAAATAAATCGAGAACTTCTTTTTCTGTGAGGTCATACAACTTCTCATTGAATTTTGGAGTTGCATCAATCATTGCCTTGGCGGCTTTTCCTTCTTCTGTCTCCAAGTTTCCTGGAGTAGAAAGCATCATGATGCATACTCTTATGCCATGCTCTTTTCCTATAGCGCGTGCAGAATCAAGAGCAGGACCGCCGCCTTCCATAACTTCACCAAAATACTGAAGATACTCATACTCTTCAAGCATTGCTCCAAACGTCGTCTTACCACGAAGCTTGTTCATAGCGTCATCGGCGTTCTTTGGTTGAGAAAGGATACTTATCTCCGTACCATGCTCTGGATATTTTAGAGATTCGAGTCCGGGAAGTCGTTGCCAAGATGACCACGGATTCATGTAATCAGGCAATGCACAAATATAATCTCTAAGAATAGAAGCAGACTCCTTACATCTACCCTTCTCAAGATGCAGCATAGGAATTTTGATATGCTGGTAAGAGAACAAGAACATGTATTCTAGAATAAGAGTACACCATGTCGACTTATGAGTCTGACGCGGCTGACACAGCTTGAAATCAAAGCTATTGACAAAACACCAGACTGCCGCACATGATGCACGCGTTAGTATCGGCGGAACATTACCAGCACCACCGACACAGACACGTGCAACTTCTCTAAAGAAGAACCATGGGTTATCTCGACATTCTATGATAATACGTCCAGCATTTTCAGGACTTATGTTCGGCTCGTATGCATCTAAATCCTGAACACCGATACTCGGATGCTTAACTTCTAACATGAAATAATAATTATTAATACCAAGCTTCTTTAGTTCTTGTGCAGTTAATAGAAACGACGTATTCTTTGTTCCGAAGTCATAGTATTTTCCATTTATTTCAATTATGTTAGACATGCAACATCCTCCTTTCTTTTGTATTTACATAAGTCAGTCCCAGATATAATATACCAAAAAAAAATACATGGGTGCCCGAAGGCACCCATGCTAACACGATCAATCATATTGTTTGAGTTGCTGGAATATAGGCAGTAGTGCGTTGAACTTCTCTTTCAAGGTAAGAACTTCTTCTTCTGATAAATTATCGAATATATTGAGTTTATCCATCAGCTTGTAGAATTCTACGATGTCTACAAATCCCGCATGCTCTTGCTGGAAACGTAAGTAATACGAATGCAGTATGAGCATCATTCTCAGATCCGGAATAGAGATCTGAATCTTGCAGTTATTGATCATGACTTCATAGACTTTATCAACAAAGCCGATTGTTCTGCATCCGAACATATCAGGTTGAAGTTCGATACCAAAGAATTGAAGTACATTCTTCAAATTATCAAGTTGTGGGAACTTGTTGTACTTGTTCATGTCAATACCTATGTTATTGAGCTGAGACATAAGCACGGAGTTCTCCTCATACTGTGAACCTCTGAAGTATGTTGTGATCTTCGAGAAATCACGAACACCAACACCGGCAAGGAAGTTGTATGTATCATACTCACCGAATTTGATTGGGTTGTCTGAATACAGTCTCAGATTGTTGTTGACCTGACGTGTCTTAATAGGATGATCGTAATGGGTTGTACGACCAACAGACACAACGGACATATACTTCGAAGGCTCCTGTTTAAGAACCCACGTGTACTGATATCCGATAGCAAACAGACAATCCGGATGTGGTTCAACCCAACGATGACGGAGCTTTGTGTAC